TTTCAACTGGGCATTACATAATGAAGACTTCCATTTTTGGGGAGGAACTTCTGCAATAGAACGGAGAAGGATCCGTGAAGAATTGAAACTAAAAAGATTGAGGAGTATTGCTGCATAATGTTGAACTTACTGCAAGCGGTTCACAGCACAAGCTCCTCTGCTAAACCCTTACCGGATGTATGGGCTGGACTTAGACAGCATGGTATGCGATTCCGTCAGTCACAGTTGTGTCTTATCGCAGGTCAACCAAACTCAGGTAAGAGTTTGATGGCGTTGGTATACGCCTTGAAGACAGGAGTTCCAACTCTTTACTTCTCGGCGGATACCGACCCCATTACTCAGATGTTCAGAACGGTTGCAGGTTTGACTGGACTACCACAGCAACAGGTTGAAACATACTTGGATGCAGATTCACATTACTTCGATCCATTGCTAGAGGAGAGAGGCTCACATATCAAGTGGGTCTTTGATCCATCACCAGACATTGATGCAATAGAGTTAGAGATCCTTGCTTATGGCGAGGTCTATGGCACAGCACCTGCATTGATTGTCATTGATAACTTGATGAACTGTGTCTCTGTTACTGGAGAAGAGTGGTCTGGTATCAGAGCAATCATGTCAGAGCTGCATCATGTAGCTCGTAAGACTGGTGCTTGTGTTCTTGCATTAACTCATATGAGTGAGGCAGGAACAGGAGATCCAAAGATGCCAGCACCACGCCGAGCAATCCTTGGTAAGGCATCACAACTTCCGTCTATGATCTTATCTATTGCAATGAACCCTGAGTTTCAGGAGTTCAGAGTTGCAGCAGTTAAGAATAGATTCGGTGAACACTCAGCAGATGCAACTAAGTATGTAACGCTAGGCATTGATGCAGCACGAGTCCAGATAGTGGACAGGGATGTTCAAGGCATGGCTGATCTAAGACCGGGGGTAAACTTCGTTGGACTCCAAGCAATCAAGGGCTAACAAACGCAAGGGTGCAACATGGGAAACAGATCTTGTTGAATACTTTAGAGATAAAGAGTTCACCCCAGTTGAAAGATTAAGACTTACTGGAACCAGCGATGAAGGAGATCTGTGGCTATGGGCCCCAGATGTTCAGACCTTTATAGTAGTTGAAGCAAAGAATGAGAAGTCATTCAAGCCGGGGCCATGGATCCAAGAAGCAGTAGAAGAAGCAAAGAACTGGGTAAAGAAAAGAAAGTCAACGCCAGCAGTAGGGATTGTTATTGCAAAGCGTAGACAAGCAGCAATAGGTAAGTCATTCGTAATAATGGAACTAGATACATTCGTGGAGGTAGTAAAATGGAAACAGTAGTAAGTGTATTGATTGTAGTAGCAGGTGTTGCTTTGTATCATTTCTCAGAACACTTGTATTACACACTCGAGGCAAGAATAGAACATAGAAAAGTAAACAAGTGCATTGAAGAATATGGTTCCTATCTTAAACAATTAGAACGAACACAGAAGAAGAAACCAGTAAGAAAGAGTTACTAATGGCTGCCGACCCAGAGCTTCTTAAGGCTGTGGTCGAACACTATGGTGGGGAAGTAAGAGAAGGCTATTCAAAGCCTGTTAGATGTTGCTTCCATGAAGACTCTCATCGATCTGCTGTTATGAGTACAGATGGTGAGAAAGCAGGGCTTTACTTTTGCCACACTTGTGGCATAGGTGGAGATGCATATTCATTACTCATGTGGAAAGAAGGGGTGGACTTTCGTGTTGCTTTCGATAGAGCGGCTGACATTGCTAAACGATCTGGCTACGACATATCACAAAAAGATAAACGAGGAAACGGTATCCTATCTAAAAGGTCGGGGATTCAGTCAGGAACTAGCAAGCGATCATCTACTGGGAAGCGTACCAGTCGACTGTGACCCGAGCCATGTCCAATTCATCGGATGGTTATCAATACCATATCGAGTCGTCAATGGAGTTGCAGGTTTCAAGTTCAGGAGGATCGATGAACTTCCCGGGCCTAGATACATGGCACCAATGCATCAACCAGCAAGATTGTTCAACGCAGTTGATTTACAAAAACCTTCGGATACCATTGCAATTTGTGAAGGAGAGTTGGATGCAGTCATTGCTAGTCAACTCTTGCCTTCAGTTGGAGTGCCGGGAGTTAAAGCTTGGCGACCACACTTCAATAGATTATTTGGTGGTTACCGAAGAGTCCTTGTCTTGGCAGACAATGATGATAAGAAAGACGGTACGAATCCGGGAATGGAGTTGGCCGAGAAAGTATTACAAGAGGTTGAACACGCAGAATTGATACCACTTCCACTCGGAAGTGATGTAAACTCTATAGTATTAGATGAGGGTTTAGATGGATTACGAAGGAGACTAGGAATAGATGAGCGTATATGAGGATGGAATCCATAGATCCAATGACGATGCAGAGTTTGAAAGACTTACTAGAAAACTTCGGCCTAACGGTGCTAAGCATAAAGCAAAACCCAAGTCAGCCTTTGGCCCTAGAGATAGTAGTTCGACTGCCGAAGACTCGGCGATGAATCAATTCGTTGCTGACTCATGGGATATTATCGATGAGCTTGGTAACTTACTGATTAGTAAACAAAGAGACTACGGCCCGGGCAATATCAACAATGCATATGGTGGCCCTATCAATGGGTTGATGGTTCGTATGGGTGATAAGTTTGAAAGACTTAAGAACTTACTAGCATCTGGTCACACACCACAGCATGAGTCCATTGAGGACTCCTTCAAAGATCTTGCTAACTACTGCATTATTGCCATGATGGTTACTCGTGGTAAATGGCCGGAAAACAAGTGAAGAAATTTTTTTTATTATTATTTCTTGTAATTACATTGATGGTATTTACTACTAAGTTTATGATGGATGCAATCGTAGAGTTAGAGGATGTCGATTGAGTTCTACTGATTATGATCGCATAGATAGAGCAGCAGAACATCTCGAGGATCTACTGCATATATCTGCATCACATATCCATCGTAGGTTTGCTGGGTATGTAGACAAAGAAGATTTAATTCAAGAGCTTAGAGTCTATGTTCTCAAGCGACCTCACTTAACTAAGATGTTAGATGAAGCTTATGAGGTAAGCAAGGATGAGACTAAGTGGGTAGCAAGGCGGATCATGGCACGATTCCGCAGGACAGTTGAGAAGTATGCAAGGAAAGAGAAGGCTGCAAAGCTGGGCTACTCAACAGGTGATGAGTTCTTCTACGACACATTAACAATAGCAAAGATATTACCAGTTGCATTTGAGTTTGATTCATACGGTGCAGTAATGGTTGACAAGATAGATGATGGCACCCCACGCAAGCCATCAGTTCCAAGTGAAGGTGGCAATATATTAGCTGTAGTAATTGATATTAGATCTGCAATAGATCTGCTAGAAGCAGATGAGCAGGTGATGTTACGCAATAGATATTCTACTAGCCCAATGACTCTATCTGAGATAGCACAAGAAATGGGCATAAGTGATTCAACAGTAGATAGAAAGATTCAAGGCTCACTAAGAAAGATCATCGATCACTTAGGGGGGCCAACGCCTTGGGTCTAAAGATAGTTCTTGAGAGATACGAAGTTGTTCTCGCTGTCAACACAGCGATTGAACGGTATGTATCTACGATGAAGAACCAACAGATGCGTGGACTACAGGATATGGATGCATGGCAGAGAATCCTTCTCGATGTTGATGGTTGCGGTGCTGAGATTGCAGTAGCTAAGTATCTTGGTGTGTATTGGGGTGGTGCCTTTGGTCAAGGTGGTGTAGATATTGAACCCAACATTGATGTCAAGTATACGAAGCATGAGATGGGTAGATTACTTGTTAGACCTGATGCTAAGAATGATGTGAAGTTCGTATTGGTTAGAGGTGGTATGCCTAACTACGAGCTAATTGGTTGGATCATGGGTGCTGAAGCCAAGAATCCTGAATGGATGGACAAGCCTGACTGGCGTAGGCCAGAGATATATTGTGTACCAGAAGAGAACCTAAGAAAATTTAGAGGGAGTTACAATAACTAATGGCTAAATTACTGGACTTATTTTGTGGTGGTGGAGGTGCCTCAATGGGGTATCACCAAGCAGGTTACGAAGTAACCGGCGTTGATATTAAACATAGGGCAGAGTATCCATTCGAGCAGATAACTGGAGATGCTATGGAGATACTAAAGAACAAGGAGTTCCTATCTCAGTTTGATGTTATCCATGCCAGCCCACCATGTCAGGTATTTACAAGGGCAAGGCATTTAATGAAGGCACAAGGTAACGAGACATCCAAACCAGATCTAATAGTTGCAACACGGGAAGCCTTGATTCAATGGGGTGGTGTATATGTTATGGAAAATGTTCCCGGTGCACCTATGGATGGCGTAATTCTATGCGGATCATCATTTGGTTTGAAGGTTAGACGACACAGAATCTTTGAGAGTAATGTGGAGTTGCATACTTTGCCATGTAATCACAAAGAACAGGGCAAGCCAGTAGGTGTGTATGGTGCAATGGGAGACCAGCCCCAAGGCGTAGACAAAACAACAGGTAAGTATGTATATGGTGGTCGTATTGCCCAAAGTATTGAAGAAGCAAGAGATGCAATGGGGATTGACTGGCTGAAGTGGCAAGCATTAAAGGAATCTATACCACCTGCATATACAAAGTTTATTGGTGAACAGATAAGGGATCTAAATGGCAACATATGAATATAGCTGCAACACCTGCGGTGTTAAAGTAGAGATTGAACGCAAGATAACAGAAGAAGAATCTCCACCTAAATGTGATTGTGGTTTGATAATGTCTCGAGTATGGAATGCAACACCTGCGGTATTCAAGGCTACCGGTTTCTACTCAGTAGAGAATCCAAGGGGATAAAAAGACTAAGCCCCTCACGGCCTACAGTCCGGAGGGGTCTTAGTTGTATTAGTCTAATGCCGCTTACGGCATTGTCAACTACTTACCATAGTCTTCCCTTAGGAATTTTCCACAGTAAGGCCAAGGCTTAGAGCCACGATCTACATAGATGTGAAGTGCAACCCAGAATTGTTCAAGTAAGGTTGAGTCCTTTGGTGGTTTATCGCTGTCGCCACCATGAGCAACCCAAGTTCCGGGGTATTCAATTTGAAATGCTCCCTGAAATTGTTTGCGTTTGCCGCTGACGGCGTTAAGCCGACCAGAGGATTCACACATGGCTAATTTTTGCCACGATAAAGGTAGCTGATCCAAAGATAAATCTGGAATCTCTACCACTTTTACACTTACCTGCTTAGGTTTTATCTCGACATGGATAGGGGCGTTTGGGGTTAGCGAAATCGCTAACCCCAAAGCCACCAGTCCGATTATGAATCGGTGGTGCATTACTTCTCCTTCCACATTAGAGCTGCTACCAGCCCTATTATCGGTATTGCCATTAGTAAGGGTTGATTCTCTGCTATCCCTACGGGGAGAGTAAAGAATAAGAGTATGACTAGGGCAAAGCCTACCAATTATGCCCCCAGTTCATAATTTCTCATTGAACCACCCTGCAATCTTTCCCTCTCGGGTTATGTATAACTCATCATCACCAGCACGATTGACGGGTTCTTCAATCTGTAATAGTAAAGAATCGGTGAGTGTACCGAACTCGTTTCTATCAAGTTCTCTATCTGTTATGAACTCTAAGGTAATTGTGTATTTCATTAGAGGTATCTTGCTATGGATTTCATAGTAGAGGCATTAACAGTTTGCTCATCAGTCATACGCAAGATGTTTAGAGCATTAGTGATGTCATCTTTGATCTCACGATAAGTGTGTGAGTTCATGCTTTCGTAATCTTTTTCAGGTTCAACAGGGAAAGCACCTTCCTTTGTGCTTATGTCGAAATCAACATTAAGATTATTAGTCCAAGCACGATAATTAGTCCGAAAGTTCTCAGCCTTTGCAAAGTTCTTTACAGCCCAATCGCCAATTTCTTTTTTCCAAGCGGTGTGATTCTCTTGAAACTTTGCTTCCTTTTCTGCTTGTGAAGCATAGTCTTTTTCTAGTGTTGCTAAACGAGCTTCAAGAGCCTTGATTACTTTAGGTGTTGCCACCTTTACTGTTATTGCTTTAGGCATTTTATTTCTCTTTCTGTAGGTTGTTGATGTTCAAGACGAACATCACGAAAGGCAGGGGTTTAATCCCTGCCCTTCATGTCGCTAGTCTTTTAATAGGGTTAGGTCAATAAATCGAGTCGCTGTTTTGCTTTCCTCGTAATTATCCTCATTGGTAATCCACCACTCTAAGCCTTTTAATCTCTTGGCTAGGTCATGGTTTGCAATAGGGTCGCTGGAATAAATCACGACCCATGTTTTATGAACAGTCATTAAATCACCCCCTCTCTACACTTATTACAATCACAATTCGCCACACAAATCGGGCAGTCGGTAGTGCAATCTCCAGCATGAATAGTCATTACCACGCTTATACCTCGCAATCGTGTCCGTATGCCCACTCTTGGGAATCGGTATCGCTTAACAGGTCAAAGACCCGAGAACACTCGGGGCATCTTGCCTTAGTTGGAATAGTTGGCATTTATTTACCGCCCTTCTCTGGAAAGTTGCACTCAATCATTGACCCCCAGCAGTAGCCATCTCCGACCCACCAAAGATTTGAGATAACCCAAAGAATAAAAGCGATCCCGAGAATTATTGCAACGGCTCTAACTCTTTTACCTCTCTTGGTTAGTTTCATAATCCAAAATCATTTTCTACGCCTAAAAGCTCGATAACAAAAGCCTCACAGTCTTGGGGGCGGTTAGCCCAGTCGGTAAGAGCCTCGCTAAGTTTCCCGAGTTCGATATACCCAAGAGAGTCGCTAGGTTCTGCCCAGTCTGCTAAGGCTATGCCAAATTGCTCGGCACTATAGCCGATAAGGTCTAAGAACTTTCTAAAGGGTTTCATGTCTTGGTAATTACTAGACCATGAATAGAGGGATTCGATTCCCTCGCAATAGGTGGGTGCATAATTAGAAGCCCACGCTAAAGCCCCTACGCTCTTATCTGTCTTTCTTACTGTTTCCATGTCTTGCCTTTCTGTAGGTGTTAAATGTCTAAGGGATTCCCATAGACATAAAGCAGGGGCAAGACCGGAAAGCCTTGCCGCCACTTTACGACTAAGCGATTATTAACTCGATTCCTGCCCGACTGTAGGACTTAATTAAGGCGTTTAGTCGGCTCTTACTTAGTGGGGCTTCAACGAATACCTCACCAGTAGCGGAATCTTTCAAGGTGTAAAAGGGATTAGTTGCTTTCATTGACTCTCACCTCTTGAATCTCTTTCAATCCTTCGACCACTTTAGGGTGGCAGATATCACGCATATCTTTCAGCCCTTCAGGTAGCCAGCCACTAGCAAAGACACGAGAGAGCAGACCAGCGAGAGAGTTAGAAGGGTCTAATTCTTTCGCCTTATTTAGGTGTGAATAAGCCTCTTCTGTATTCCCTGCCTCATAAGCAAAGGCAGACCAGACCGCTTCCAAGTGAGCAGATTCCCCACCGATAGCACCAAAGAGGGTAAAGAATCGTCTAATGTCTTGATAATCGTTAAGGGCATAACCCACCGCCCCAAGTGCATAATCTCGAATCTGTAATGAATTAGCGACACCATGAAAGGCGGTCTTAATATCTGCCTCGTTCATGGGGGCAGAATCGGCAAAGAGTTCGAGGCAAAGGTCTAGGGAGGTCTTTGCTTCTTGATGTGTTGGGTATGTAGTTTCCATTTATCTATTCTCTTTCTGTAGGTAAAGAGTGGGAAAGATTCCCACCCCTAAAGGGTAAAGCCCTAGCTGCGGGATTACAAGCACCGAAAGCAAAGAGTCCAAAGAGATCCCATAAGACCCAAAGACCGGCAGACCCCAAGACCCAAGACCCCCCAAAGTCTGCCCGATTCCCTACCCCTGCCCCCTGCCCCCTGCCCTGCCCCCTCGATTACCTGCCAAGCCCTGCCAAGTAATGCCCCAAGTCTTAGGCGATTAGTTAGAAGGCGAACACTTAAAAGCCCCTAGTAGTCGGGCGGTCTGCCCCTTGCCATGTCTGCCCTGTAGGTCTTGCCCCCTGTAGTGCATGATAAGCCAAGTCAGATAGGGGGTGTCCGACACGCAGCTAGTCAAATTGACCCGAGTGCTTTAACTGCCACCTGCCCCTGTGTATATGTACCCAGTAAAATATTTTTGATAGGATCTAAGCTGCGATATAGGCTCTGAACAGGACTTTTATACACAATGGGTTGTATGTGATGTAACTCACAGGGCATAGTGTGGGATAAAACCTATTTATCCCGGCTTATATATAGTAGGAGGATAATTACTTGCTAAAGTAATTAGACGACTACTCGGCTCTTAGGAGCCGTAGCGAGCCCTAGCGAGCAAAGGCGATCTAGGAGCCCCTAGTAAATGCCCAGTAGTCTGTTCTTTTTCAGAACCCCTTAACCCAATGAAAAATCTTTGGCGACCACGCCAGCGAAGCTGGCGAGGAGAGATATGAGTAAACAAGAAGAGACGGCTAAAATAAAGTCGAAGGTCATTCGGCTGATTACTGAAGGCTGCACAGTCGAAGATGCCATGAGGCAAGTAGGCAGGTCAGCAAAACTTTGGGATTACTACCGCTCCACGGATAAAGAATTCAAAGAGACTGTAGATAAGGTTCGTGCTGCTAGATCAAAGCATGGCCGCATCCAGTCAGAGGAATCCCTTGAGATGGATTTCCGTACTTTCCGCAAGGAGTACCTAGAAGCAGATACATTCCCACATCAGATGAATATCATCAACCTTCTTGAAGGTAATGACCCTGAGTGGATGCATGACTCGATGCAGTATGAAAAGGGTCGACCACAGTATGTGCTGGTCAATGTGCCCCCAGAACACGCCAAGTCTATGACTACCTCGATTGACTATCCAGTCTACCGGATCTGTATGGATCCCAACATCCGTATCATGATTGTCTCGAAGTCACAGCAGAAGGCAACAGAATTTATCTACGCTATTAAACAGCGTTTGACTCACCCATCGTGGCAGAAGCTACAACTTGCTTACGCTGCCGGTTCTGGCTTCAAATCTAAGTCAGCCACATGGCAAGCCACGCAAGTCTACCTCGGAGACGAACTGCGTGATTCAGACCAGAAGGATCCTACGATTCAAGCAATCGGTATCGGAGGACAGGTATACGGTGCGAGAGCAGACCTGATTATCCTAGACGACTGTGTGACTATGTCGAACTCCCACGAATACGAAAAACAGATTCGATGGATTCAACAGGAAGTCCTAACTCGACTTGGGCCTACCGGCAAGCTTTTAGTTCTTGGAACTAGAGTAGATTCCATTGACCTCTATAGAGAACTCCGTAACGGTGAGAGATACCCAACAGGTAAATCACCTTGGACATATCTGGCTATGCCAGCAGTCCTAGAGTTTGCAGAAGATCAGAACGACTGGAAAACACTTTGGCCTAAATCGGATCGCCCTTGGCAGGGCAGCGATGAAGAAGCAGATGAAGATGGTCTATACCCACGCTGGGATGGCAAGTATCTATCCATGCGTAGAAGTGCATTAGACCCAAAGACTTGGTCGATGGTTTACCAGCAAGCAGATGTTGATGAAGACTCAACCTTCAACATGACTTGCGTTAAAGGTTCTATCGACAGAATGAGAATGATCGGGCCAATCGTGCCGGGCAATCCCGGACACCCCGAGACTACAGAAGGTCTCACCATAATCGCAGGGCTTGACCCAGCGATAGTTGGTGATACGGCGGCAGTTGTTATAGCTGTAGACCGTAGACGGAAGAAGAGATACATCTTGGATGCCGCTACGATTACAAAACCGTCACCGCAAGCTATCCGTGATCTCATCACTACATTTACGGAAAAGTACAATCCATCCGAATGGATGGTTGAACGAAACGCCTTTCAGGGTTATCTGACACAGGATGAGAATTTACGGCAATGGTTATCAAGTCGTGGTGTGCTTCTTAGGGAACACACTACTTCTAGAAATAAGTGGGATGTTGGATTTGGTGTCGCTGCAATGGCTACCTTATTTGGTAGCGTTGAATCCAATGGTAAGCACCATCGAGATAACTTGATGCACTTACCTTCAGATCGACATGAAGGCATCCGATTACTTATTGACCAGTTAGTTACTTGGTCGCCAGAGACTAAAAACAAGACAGACCTTGTTATGGCTCTTTGGTTCTGTGAAATTAGAGCAAGAGAGATCTGCCAATTTGGTGAGTACGGCGGAAAATTTGTACATAATGAATTCCTCACCCGAGCAGATGCCGAAAAGCGACAGGTCATCAACCTTGATGAATGGGCCGCAGATCGCCGTTTGGCATAAGGAGAAAAATGCTTTCAGTTCAAGAAGTTGCAGCTAAGGTCGAACGCCTTAAAACACGCAACATGGATCGTGACCGCCGTATGTCAGATGTTCTTGCTGTCCGTCAAGGTCGTATGCAAGATGTCTTCTTCGGTCAATTCTCTGATGAGTATCCGAAGCCACTCATCGCTAACATGATTGATATTGCAGCTCGTGACCTTGCCGAGGTAACTGCACCTCTTCCAGCAATTAACTGTGCCTCATCCAATATGACCTCCGACTCAGCTCGTAGAAAAGCCGAGATCCGTACACGCATTGCCAATCACTATGCCAACAAGTCTGATCTACAACTTCAGATGTATCAGGCAGCAGACTGGTATTACACCTATGGCTTTGCAGCAGGTATGGTTGAGATTGACTTTGACACCAATAACCCACGCATTCGTATGCTCAATCCTTTTGGTCTTTACTTTGAAAAGGATCGCTTTGGCTCAGTAACCTCTATGGCTCAGATCATTATGTCTGATTCAGAGTCTTTATCTGCCCAGTATCCAGAGTATAAGGCTCAGATCAATAGCAAGTATCGTATGAAGTCTACGATTTCCATGGTTCGCTACCATGATAAGTATCAAGATATGATCTTTTTACCGGAGTTAGATAACTTAATCCTATCTAATACTCCCAATCTTCTAGGTAAAATCCTTGTAGATGTAGCAGAACGACCAACAGTTGATGGTCAAACTCGTGGTCAGTTCGATGATGTTCTACCAGTTCAGATGGCTAAGGCTCGATTTGCACTCCTTCAACTTGAAGCAGCGAAGAAGTCAGTCAATGCACCTATTGCTATCCCACCAGATGTCCAAGAATTTACCCTTGGGCCAGATGCTTTGCTTCGATCTAACACACCTGAAAGAATCCGTAGAGTTCCAATCGAACTTCCTAACGGAGTCTTTGCTGAATCACAGGCACTTGAGCGTGAACTTCGTATGGGTTCTCGCTATCCGGAAGGCCGAACAGGTCAGATCGATGCATCTATTGTCACAGGTCGTGGCGTTCAAGCCCTTATGGGTGGCTTTGATTCACAGATTAAAGCAGCACAGGCAGTCTTTGCTCGCTTCTTTGTAAACCTTATCGGTATTGCGTTCTGTGTAGATGAGCAAGTATTCGGTTCAGCACAAAAAACTATTCGTGGATCCGATGATGGAACACCATACGAATTAAAATACACACCATCACGAGACATCAACGGTGATTACACAGTAGATGTCCAGTATGGTCTCATGGCAGGATTAGATCCAAACCGTGCTGCAATCTTTGGATTGCAACTTCGTGGAGATAAGTTAATTTCTCGTGACTTCCTTCGCCGTAACCTTCCATTCTCAATCAATGTCACACAAGAAGAACAACGAATTGACATCGAAGAACTTCGTGACTCACTAAGAACCGCAGTAGCACAATACGCAAACGCAATCCCAATGCTTGCTACTCAGGGTGGGGATCCAACAGAAGCTGTTAAGAGGCTCGCCGACATCATTGAAGGTCGAGCAAAAGGTCAAGCATTGGAGTCAATCGTTGCAAAAGCGTTTGCTCCAGTAGAACAACCGGCAGCGACTGGGATGGCCCCCGGTGCTTCGCAACCTCCTATGGGGGTTCCGGGCGTGGCCCCGGCTGCCGGTTCCCAAATGGTAGCTGGCCCCGGCCAGTTTTCTCGTAGAACTGATCTAGCACAAGGTGGAACCCCACCGATGGCAGATCTTTTAGCTTCCCTAACTGGGGCAGCTTAAAACGCATCTGGAGGTGCAATATGTTCGGAACAAAAAAAGGTGCAGTAGCCCCAGCATTAGTTAAGGGCCCAACCATGGCAACTGGCAAACCAAAAGGCAAAGCAGGAATGCAAAAGCTTGGAGATGTCGGAAAGTCAGCATCAGCAGCAGGTAAGAAAGCTAAGTAACAATCTTAGGAGGGCGAGTCAATGTCAGAAGATAACTTCGATGAACTCGATGATATGTTTGTATTGGCTCGCCCTGCAAAGAAAATAGATTTTGTTTACGCAGTAGCAGATTTACTATATAAAATAAGTTATTCATTCGCAGACTTCTTCTCATTGATAACAAAGATTATCCATTCACATTCTGTTAACGAAGCAAAGAAACAGTATATGTGGGAGAAGATGACACAAGACATTGAAAAAATGGAGGCTAAAGATGGCTGATGGCCCGTACATTGGTAGGCAAGCAGCACAATCTATTCCCGGTGGAGCATATGGTGAGAACACAGAACTCACACAATTACAAACAGCTCCCGGAGTTCCATTAGCAGCAACTGAAACAAGTGCAGCAGCAACATCAATGGGATCACTCTCAAGTGGTGTAATGCCCACTCGTAATTTTTCAACACCTAATCCCAATGTAGATCAAGAGATTACATATGGTGCAGGTTTCGGTGCTGGCCCGGGAAATGAAGTATTACCAACCCCACCAACTGCACCAGATGAAACTGCAACACTTGTTCGTCAGCTTATTGCCCTATATCCAGACCCAGACTTGGTTCGATTAGGTCAAAGATTAGATTATGAGAAGCGTTAATGGCGGGAAAAACCGGAGGCACATTTGGTGCTGGTAGTCTCGGTGCATCGCTAAGTTCTATCCCTCAAGAGGGAACAGCAGCTTATGATGCATACATACAGGCTCAACAATCAAAGTATTTAAGTCCTGATTTTGCCAAGCAGTTAGCTGCTATGGCTAAGGCATACCCTGCTGCATCTGTCGGTACAGTCATGGGCCTTACAAAGTCTGGTGCTGTTATTGGTGGTAATACTGCCAATGCAATGACCACACTTGATGGATCAGCATTGATTGATGCACAGCGTAATGCAGCCATTGCTGCTGCTGCTAAGTTGAAAGAGCAGAACTCTGCAAAGAAGGGTTCACCTGCTGACTTCTTAGCACCACTTACTCGTACTGCTTTCATGCTTTTATCAACACCATTTGAAATGCTAGAAGCCAGCGTTCGTAACGGTGTATCTGGTAAGGGTGGCATGAATGTTTTTGATGAGACTCAAACAGGACAAGCTCTTATCAATCTTTTCAAAACAGGCAAGATTGATGTAGGTACTGGTTTTCTTGGTGCAGATCAAAACTCTGCGGTAGGTAAAGCATTACTTAATGCAAAGATCGCTGCTGGCCCTACAATGAAGGGTGGAGTTCCTTGGACTTATTCAAGTGGACTTACACAAGCACTATTCGATAACCCAGAGACTAAAGCAGCTCGTACATTTCAAGCCATTTCAGGATTCGTTCTTAATCTTGCAGCAGACCCACTTACTTATGTTCCCGGTGTAGGTTTACTTAAGATCGGTAAGGAAGCTGGAAAGGTAGGCGTAACACTTCGTGTTGGGCCAAAGGCCGCAGCTCGTGCAGCAGAAGCGAAGGCAGCACCGATCAAGGCTGTAGCTCGTGATGTTGAAGACATCATGGGAGATGTTACAAAGGTTCGTGCAGAAGCACGAGCAGCATCAGGCGACATCAATATGCTTGAAGCAGACATCATCAAACACCAAGATGATCTCAACACTATCGCCGAAAAGGTAGATAACACATACCAGACTTATTACAAAGCTAAGTCTGAAGCAGATTTATTAGATGCAGAATACGGACAACTCCGTCAACAGCGTGACACTTTACTTGCAGGACTTAAAACTGCAACCGATACAAAAGGTCAACTTGTTGGACAAGCTCGTAAGGCTGAAGACCTTATGGCTCACCGTATTGAACTTAATACTGCTGGTCGTGCAGCAGAAGTTCAAAGCATTCTTGACACTAAAGGTTTTGATGAAGTAGTCCGTGTAGGAGAAACACTTGTTGAACAAGAACAGTTGGCTCCCGGACTTATTCATACACTTGAAGAAGCAGCCCTTAAGAAGGGTGATCGTGCATCCACTCAAGGTATACGCAATGGCTTAGATGCTGTAGTTCGTGTAGCAGCAAAGCAGAAGCCACGCCTTATTAAGTGGACAGGTCTTGTTAAGGCTGGAGATTCACCACAAGCAACTCGTGTATCTAACGAGATTGGTTCTAATCTTATTGACATTGGAACTGCTGCTGGTATTCAAGAATCTAAGTTGCAAGGTGTTCTCGATGTAATTGATACACCCGGTGCAACACACGCAGAACTTATTGATTCAGCAAAGAAGGCTGGACTTACAGAACAATTATTTGCAGCATATGAGAGATCCGGTATCCAAGGATTTGAAAATGTTGGTGCTACTCGTGGTGCAGGTGGAGGCGGATACGCTTACTTCCCACGGACAGTAGATCCATTTGATGCAAAGATTTCTGACTTTGGTCGTTTCAAGGCTGATGCAATTAACTCACCTGACATCAACGATCTTGGTATTCAAGCATTTACAACTAAAGGTGCAATTACCCAGCAGGTTACAGGGCTAGTTGAAGGTGCAGCAGCACCTCGCCTAACAGTCATGGAACAACTTGCCAACACAAACAAAGAACTTGCCGAAATGGGCAAGGTTACAAAAGGTGTCCAAAAGGAACTTGACAAGGCAGAGGCTGCTTGGAGAAACAATCTCAAGTATGTTCAAGATCGAGTCAAGTCTGATGATGAAGCTCGTATGCTTCTTGAAGAGGCTAGAGGTCGTAAGCAACTAGCGATGGAATCAGAGTTCGGTCTTATGACCGTAGGCGGTAAGCAGATCCTTGATTACCAACAAGCTGCTAAAGCATTCTTTGGCCCAATGGGTCAGAACGCTGCAAAGTTTATTGCTGTCCATTATGGGCCAGAGCAATACGATGATCTATGGCGAGCAATGAATGGCAATGTAACAGTTGACCTAGCCAAGCGTTTGGCTGCTGCCACTTCCGAAAAAGAAGTCATGGGTCTGCTTGCCGGTGAAGTTGGATTAGAACTATCTCGTGGAACAAGAGTTGGACTTGCAGTTCAATCTCGTGCAATCCAGTTCCAGTCAAGTTTCTATGCACCTAACTCATTGAAGTTACACCATGAAGGCTTTGCTAACTTCTTGCTCAATGCAGAGAATGAAGCAAGATCATTCCTTAGAACTAATAAAGTAACTGCACCGTTTACACGATTTGCACCTACTAAGAATCTTATTCACCTAGACGATGTAGATACATTGGTCAAGGAAATGAATGACACTTTGCCATTCCTTAAGGCATCTCCTGAATTACAGAAGACATCTATTAAAGCAATGATGGCGGCTACAACCTCGACTGAACGATTCAATGTATTCATTGACACACTCAAGTCTTTGGTTAAGGAGAAGGCTCCTAACCTAACAGAAGAACAGATCCGTATGCTCAATGATGCGGCCCGAGTATTTAAGAAGGAAGCAGATGCTAACCGAAAGTTCTTGGCACAGGTTGCTGGTAAGGACATCGGCACACGAGAATTTAAGGTTGCTGGAAAGACCCAGAAGTTCACACAACTGGATCCACTTATTGACTCTCAACTTGCAAATTTTATCAAGTGGCCTGACATTGACTCAATCCGTCAACTCACAGGAAAGACAAGAAACCTCTTCTCTCAGTCACAGAATGCACAGCAACTTAGAACAGTAACTACTGATTTATTTGATTCATTCTTTAAGCAGACAGTTCTTGTAGGTCGTGTTTCATACATCCTACGAAACATCGGTGATATGCAGGTTCGTTCATTCCTTGGTGGATCTACAACCTTGTTTAATCACCCATTGCAGTTTGCTGCAATGATGATAGCTAACCCAGAGGGTAATGCTATTGCTAAATATGCTACTCGATGGTCTCGCTTTGACAATACAGTCTTTGGCACACGCTTTGATAAAGCACTTGAAGAGATGGATGCTGTTGGATTTAAGTCAGCAGCGTTAGCTGATGCAGATAAGTTTGCTGTAATGATGTCTCGATCTATCGGTGTTGGTATGGGCCAAGGTACTCGTGGTCTTTCACAGATCCTACCTACCGGTATGCGTTTTATTACACCAGAAGAACGAGGATTCAATCGGGCATGGGCCGGAGCAATCCTTCAATTCCGTGAATCAGCAATGGCTCGACTTGTAGCAGGTGGACTCGATGGTGGAGTCAAGGGTGCAGGTGGAACATTCAAACCTTGGTTCAAAGAGGCAGAAGCTTTTATTGTTAAGAAGCAAGCACAAGGAATGGATCTATCTCGTGATTACGAGAAGTTCATTGTTGACTTTATGTTTGAGACAGAACAAGGAATCTTACTTCGTACACAGATTGCTAAGGTTGATGAACTCAACCGTGCATTGATGCTTGATGCAGATGAGACTATTGCTCGACAAGCTATGGAGAACTACTTCAAGGTAGTTACAGAAGGTGTTGATAACCTATCTGGTGGCCGTCAAGAGCTTCGTGATTTTATCTCTGGTAAAGCAATGGTTGCAGTAGATGGCAAGAGAACTCCCGGATTTAATCCAAAAGGAACTCAATCAAAGGATGTATGGCTTGCCAATATCCTTAAAGGATATGTTGATTCAACAGACATCTCAAAGGCTATTGGTCAACTTAAACTTCCAACAGATGATGTCCGTGCCGTTGCATCTTTCAAGGGTCAATGGGATCGTGTATCATCTAAGTTCTTCCAGGTCTCTGCATCTATTGAAAAACGAGCATCACTTGGCCCAGAGTTTAAGCAGCAATACTGGAATGGTATTGCAGAGAACATGAACCTTATGACTAAAGCCGAAGCTGAGAAAGTTCTTGTTATTGCTGAGAACGAACTTCGTGGCATTAAAGTCTTTGGACTTAAGGCAGGGTTTGAGAACCCATCATTAGTTCGTATGCGTGAGGCAATCAAGACACTCGATGATCGAGGACTTGCTGCTGAAGATATGCATACAGTTGGAAATAACTTTGCTGCTAATAAAATACAAAAACTTTACTACGATGCAATGCGACAGAAGCAGTATGCAGTTGCAGCTCGTTTAGTGGCTCCTTTCGCAGCAGCATGGGGTAACACTATTGCTACATGGAGTAAGTTGATTGGCACAGATGTAGCCAACACCTTCCGTCTACAAGGTAAGGCTCGTACTTACAAAGCTGCTAATGCTTTTGAATTCTTGACTCATCCAGAGACTGGTGTCATTTACGAATGGACTGGTCAGAACTGGAATGACCCAAGCCAAGGATTTATCTACAAGGATCCAACCTATGGTGATCCTCGTATGGTTATTCCTCTAGCAGGTAATGCACTTGGCTGGATGCTTTCAACAGCAACCGGTGAAGCAGTTCCATCAATGCCAACATCGCTTTCGATTCCATCTTTGAACCTTGCATTCAGCAATGAATTGCTACCGGGTGTAGGCCCTGCTATTCAACTCTCATTGGGCAAACTTATTCAAAGCCAAGAAGGTTGGGCAGCAGATCAACTTCGAGATGTGATCTATCCATTCGGAGCCCCTTCAGGTAAGACTGGAATTGTTGAATCATTTACACCTGCTTGGGCCCAACGAGTTCTTTATGGTTTAGGTATCAACTCCTTTGAGGAGAAGAGTGTGTCTACTCTTCGACCATTGATGACATACCTTGCATCAACTGGTAACTATGGAGACTTCCCACTTGGTGGAGAAGCACAAGCAAAGCTTCTTGAAGATGCAGGTAGAGTTAACCGAGTCCTTGCCTTATGGCGTGGTATCACACAGAATGTGGCTCCCGGAGCTATTGCTCCTCAGATCCTTGCTAAGGACAAAGAGGGTGAACTTCATGTTCAGGCTCTTATGTTTAATGACTTCTTACAGATCCGTGCAAACAACCCAGACAGTTATGAAATTGCTGTAGCTAAATGGGCTGACAAGTATGGTGAGTCAGCACTCTTTGCTCTGGTATCTGGATCTCGTGGTGGTATTACACCTACCGGAGATGCATGGACTTTCTATCAGAACAACCGCAAAGATGCTAATGCGTATTCAAATGCGTTTGCCCTCTTCTTCCCCGGTGGACAATACTCACAAGAGTTTGCTAAATGGCAAGAACAGCGTGGACAACGATTTAAGTTATCACCTGCTGAAATGCAAATGGAAGCAGCTCGTTATGTATACACAGCTCGTAAGGCTAAGTTGCAAAGCGATGAATCCATTGCTGTTCAACAGGGTGCAGATCCAAAGCAAGCCCATGATGTCTACATGACTCGTAAGGCAGCAATGGATGATGACTTCGGTGGACAGCCAGACTTCCGTGCAGCAGGTGTTCCTCGTGAGACACTTGTCAAGGAAGTAACTCAGGCTCTAACTAACCCTAAGTTTGCTGAAACTGAATCAGGTAAGGGCTTGGCTAAGTTCTTACAGGCTCGTGAGTCAGCATTGAATTCTGTGGCAGAAGCAGGATACAAAACACTTACAGGTAAAGCTGTAGAAAATGTAGCACAATGGTTAGACCAAACTGCTTACCAGATAATCTCCGAACACCCAGATTTCTCTGTAATGTACTGGCGTGTATTTGCAACAGAGACAGGAAATAACTAATGGTTGATCTAAACAAGAATGGAATCGATGATTCCAAAGAGCCAGCAACAGGAACTAATCCTTACGCTGCACCTTCAGTAGGCGGTGGCAAGTCATATCCTGCACAGGGAACTGGTGTATTTCGCCCGGGTGTTGTCTTTACAGATCCTAAGAGTGGTAAGAAAACAGATGTAACTGGCAAGATTTATTCTGCCCTATATCAAGTTTCAGACCTTCAGGTCTATCAGATTCTCGGAGAACAAATTAAAGCTTTATCAGATCAGAACCAAATCAAAGCTCTTATGATTCAAGGTGGACAACTTGCTAAGTCTGATTTTCAGACTGCCTATTGGGGCAAGGCTGACACAGAAGCATTTAAGAAACTATTAGGTGAAGCTAATGCTGATGGTGGCCGAACATGGCAAGAGAAGTTAGCAGCCATTGGATCTGGTGGTGGAGAACCTAAGACAACAACACAGAGAGTATCAAGTATCTCAACCAAAGAAGAAGCACAAGCAATCGTGCAGAATGCACTTCGTGCAAAACTTGGTCGTGATCCTCGTGATGCTGAGTTTAAGCAACTACTTCAAACTCTTACATCTGCTGAACAAGCTAATCCTTCAATTACCACACAGACACAAACATCACCGGGTCAATACTCGACTACAACAACTGGAGGTCTATCGATGGTAGGCAAGGGTCAAGTAGTTGAAAATGCAATTATGGCTACTCCAGAGTTAGAGACAGAAGTAGTTAATAAAACTCTTAATTCATACGGCGATGTTATAGCGAAGATTGCAGGTGTCCGATAATGGCAGAGCAATTAAATATTGATGCCCTTTTAGCTGAAGCTGAAAGAGTCCGTGCAGCTAATGCTGCTGCTACTGAATTGGCAAAGAAGAATGAAGCCAAGGCAAACATCGATACAAGAAATAAAGAAGCAGTAAAAGGCTTCAATGCAATGGCAACTCGTGTTATTCCACAACTTGATGATCTTAAAAAACAAATCACAACTGAAGTAAATTTAGTTTCAGCAGGTGTAAGACAACCTAATAACTTAAAGAATCTTGTAGATAAGTATAATGGTTTACTCAAAGAACAATCAGATTATATTAAAAAAGCAAACGATATATCTACTGGTGTCTTAACACTTGACACTAAAGGAAAACTTGTATCAACAGGTAAATCTGGCCAAGTAGATCCACAAGCAGAGGGCAATCGCCCTAAAGGCGTTCCTGCTACAGCAAGTTTTAATGTAGTTACTGGTAACTGGTCTTTAGGACAAGATAACTGGAATACACAAGGCCAGAAAATAATTATTGAAAAAGCAGCAACAGGGCCTGATGCAGCAAGAGCAGCAAATGTTGCAGATCAAGCTGCCGTAAATGCTGGCAAAGTCGGTGGAACCGGTGGTGGTAAAACTGGTGATACTACTGGTAAGGTAAAAGATGGAACTGTTCCTACACCAAAACCTAAAGCAGGGGCTGCTGTTGTTGATCCAAATGCATTAACAAAAGAACAGCAAGCAAAGCTTGGTGAATACGGTAGCAAGTATCTTATTGATTACTTCAAAGCCAATTACCCAGACATCTACAAGAAGCTTGAAAGTATGGCACGACTCGGTGAGTCTGCTGCCAATGTTGAAGCATATCTTTCAGGAACTACTTGGGCTAAAGATGTCAACCAAAGAACCTTTGCACTTATTGGTGCAGCAGAACTAGCCAATGGTCTTAAGTTAGATCAGGCAACTAAAGATACTTATCGAGACCAATATCTTGCCAAAGTCAAGAGTATGGATGAGATCAAGTATGACATTGGTCTAAAGACCATTGCTCAATTCCAGTTGGATACAGTTAAGCCAGACATTGCTAACTCTATTCGTGCAGGAAATACTTTTGCTCAGGCTACTTCAGATTACATTGAGATCTATCGTAAGAATCTAGAAATTGCTGCATCTGCTTTCAAGATAGATGATAAGCAATTCCAGACACTTCTTATCAGTTCATCAAACATCAGCGACTTTGAGAAGAAGCTTCGCCGGACTGACCAATATTTATCTCAACCTAAAGTCCTGCAACAGATCAATGCAAATAAGATTATGGTTACTACCAAGTATCGTCAGTTTGGTTTAGCCCTTACTGCGGCAGCAGCAGATAGTCTTGCTAAGAATGTTTTTCTTGGAGATACATCTAACGAGCAGATTGATGAGAACCTTCGTCAAGAAGCAGTCAAACTCTTCCCAGCGTTTCGTGATCGAATCCTCAATGGTGAGTCTCCATTGTCTATTGCAAGCCCTTATATCGGTGCAATCTCTCGTATCCTTGAGGTGCCAGAAGGTTCACTAGATCTAGAGGATGCAACTGTTCGTAAAGCAATGATCGGTTCAACCACAACTGTTGGAGATAAAACATCATCAACGGTTACCCCATTGTGGCAATTCGAGCAAGACCTATACAAAGATAGTCGTTGGCAATTCACAGCCAATGCAAGAGCTAAGGCTGACAGCATACTCGTTGATGTCGGCTCAAGATTCGGAGTGATCCCATAATGGCACAAGTAAAAAAAGGCGATACAATATCTGGAATTGCAGCCAAAGCTGGTGTTAGCGTTGCAGCAATTGCTGCTGCAAATCCAGAAATTACAAACCTTAATAAAATTACAGTTGGACAAACTATCAATATTCCTAAAGTTGCAACTACTCCAACTTCTAATAAAACTTATGCTGGTGGAATTACTGGTGGAACTAACCCATTTTCTACTGGATCTGGTGTGGATACTACTACCATTGCTGGCATCAATAAAGCATCTGGTTTTACACCTAAGCCTGTAACAAATTTAGGCGATGGCCCAGTAACAGTTGACTCTGCTGGTGAAGATGTAACACCTGCTGGTAAAAAAGAAGTTTCTAGAGTAGTCAATAAAGATGGCACATTTACTATTACATATGATGATGGAACTACATCAATTAGTGGAACTCCAACTGGTAAAAAAGTACTTCGTACTTATTACTCAGGAACAGGTTCAGCTCGTATTCAGATTACTGAATATGATGATGGAACCAAGGATACAATTCCAGCCCCAGAAGCAGCATCAGGAATGTCAGCAGATGAAGTAAATAAACTTATTCAAGCTGCTATTGCTGGCCAAAATGCAGAGTTTCAAAAGATGCTTGCTGCACAACAGAAGCAACTTGAGACTGCTAAAGCAGAAGCTATTGCAACCCAGCGTAAATCAGCCTTTGATGTTATCCGTGAGAAGTTCACAGCAATGGGTATCAAAGAGGTTGGTGACGATATTGCAGCAATCTTTGCTGGTAAAGGCACAGATCGCTTTGGTAAAGTATTTGATGAAATCCCTACAACCTCAGAAGGTTTCTACCTTCAGTTGATTAACACTAAGTCTTACTATGATCGCTTTGGTAGTGTCAATGAAGCTCGTTTGAAGCAGGGCTATAAGGCACTTGATGAAAAGACAATCGTTGGAATGGAAGATGAATACCAGAAGGTATTGACTCAATACAATATGCCAACAGGGTTCTACGATCAAACTACAGACTTTCAATCATTCTTAAAGAACAATTTAACCAATGTCGATGTAGCAAATGTTATTCAGGCATATCGTGACTTTGTCCAAACAGGAACAGATTCTACTATTCGTAAACAACTTAAAGATAATTATGGTATTGGTGATGAAGCCCTTACTGCATACATGATTGATCCAACAAAGGGTCAAGCAATTCTTGAGCAGATTGCTGGTAAAAATCTTAATACAGCAGCAGCCCTTCTTGAAGGTCTGACAGCAGAGCAAGCCAATATGGCTCAGACTTATGGTGCAGGATCTCTTGGCTATGGAACTCAACGCCAGAAGTATTCACAGGTTCAACGAGAACTTCAGACAACTGGAAACCTCGCTGCAATCTATGGTGAGAACTTTGGAGCCAAGGAAGCAATAGCTGCTGAGTTCGGTGGAGATGTCCAAGCACAAGCACAAGCAACACGAATCAAGGCAACAGGTGCAGCGGCATTCGGTGGCACAAGTGCCATTGGATCTAAGGCACTAAGAGCTAGAACAGTTTAAGTAATAGGGTGATTGGCAATCATCCGGGTTCGAGACCCGGACACCCACTCCATCTCTAGAAATGCCGGAACTTGAGATGAGTATAAACCCGGAAGTTGGAGCCAATGCATTTCCCCGATTGCATTGAGGCCAGCGACTAACATGAAAAGGGAGTAGGACAAATGTCCAATTACGAACTGGAAGAGGATGAATTCGAACTTGATTCGAATGATGTTCTCGGACAACTACGCAAGGCCAATAAGGCAAAAGAGAA